CTGACTCGGCCGGGATGCCCGGAAACTCGAAGCGAGGACTCAACGCCATCAATCAACCCTTTCACGCCGGAGTCGAACGAGTGATCCGGATATTGTTCCCCAGCTCCAGATTCGCCAGCGACGCACCTTGGTTGAAGTCGAAGATCAGCGACGAACCCGCGTTGCCCGTGTTCGCCGGATCTCGGAACTTGACCGCTGTTCCGAACAGCTCAATCGGATTCGTGACCGTCTTCACCGACGGGTCGCGACTGAAATCCAGTATCCCCGTGCCCGTCAGCGTCGGAGTCCCAATCGCGTCGATAGAGTTGTAGATCACGTCCCCGGCCTCGACTGTCAGCAACACGCAAGAGCCTGCGTCAACGGTCCATGTCCCACCTCGATTGATACCGCTTGCGACCGACGACCGGCTGCGCAGTTGTCCGCCGTTTTTGATCACCGCCGAAAGCGTGCAAGACGGTCCACACTCTACGTTCGCGTCGCCCGCGACGTTCGTCACGTATCCAATCCGAACGTCGTCGAAGCGAGCCGTTTCGTCAGTCATCATCGCGATGCCGACAGACCCCTTGTTGATCCGGATCGCGTTGGCAGCGTTGCTGCCTTGGATGCACACCGCCTTGCGTTGCTGTTCACGGCTCGACCCCGTCCCGTTGATGACGACCGTCGAAGCAAACGTCTGGTAGTCCAGCCGAATCAACGCGGAGCCGGTCAGGATTGTCGTGAGCGTAGCTCTGCATTTGAAGTACTTCGGCCGGTACTGCGGGTATCCGTCGCGGTCTTGATCCGGAAGCCCGAGTTCCGTCACCGGAGCCGTGAACACCAACTCCGCCAATTGCACCTCCGACAACGCCTCCAAGTCCCAAAGCATGTTCGGCGAGTCCGTATCGACTACCAGCGTGTCGCCCGTTGTAGGCAGCGTTGCGCCAGTGTAATTAGCCGCCACGCCTATCGCGTTCGGCGACGAATTGACCACCGACGCCGCTATCGTGAACGTCTGGCTGTCTGACGCATCTCCGTTCGCCTCAGTCGTTCCGACAGTGATCGTGAACGGCTTACCGGCCTCCGACGCCTCGAACGTGACGTAGACCCCGTTCGCTTGAGCCTTGATTCCCGTGAACTCCGGGTACGATCCCCTGTCCAGTGCCGCCCAGTAGTCCGCGATATTCTGCGCCGTCGTCGCCACCACCGTCGTCAACGCCGGAACGTAGATTGTCTTCGTCCCGATGCGAAGCCAGAACAGATCGCCGACTTCAATCGTGCCCCCGACCGTCGCGACGTCAACTTGCTTGATCGCGGGAGCCGCACCGATCCAACGCACAACAGCCATAAACCACCGCCTTTTTTCATTGAGGCCCGACAGGGAAAACCGTAGGAGGACTGCCCATAAACGTGAACGTGTAGCTCCAGCTCACCGCATATTGTGTCTTCACCGGAAAGAACGACCGAGGCCAATCCAGCGACACCCTGTAATCGTTCTGAGGATTCTGAATGCGGTCCGGGTAAAGCGGGTTCGGGATCGTCGGCTTGCCGTTCATCCCCACCGCTTGCCCCTGTTGAACGATTACCGTCGGGCTTTTGCTGTTCGTTTCCTGCTCCGGCCAATCTCCGGAGATCACGGGAACGAACAGCTTGACCGGCCCTCCGTTGCCCGTGTAGCTGATCGACTCCGAATACGACATCAGATCCGCGACAGAGCCCGGAGCCGAGATCAACCCGTTTGCTCCGATGCTCACACCGGCTTCAATCGTCACCTCGTAGTTTCTGAACGTCGAGTACTGAGCACCCGTTCCGACCGGATATGACACACCGCTGGACCGCACGTACAAGCAACCGGACGCCCGGATGTAGTGTGATGAGTTCCCGCCCGTCGCCGTCACCAGCGACACGTCCTCCCCGTCTCTCGCGTACGCCAGTTCCAACGCCACCAAGGCCGTCGTCAATTCCGACTGCGTCGCCGCTTGGAGAATGCCTGAAATTGCCCACCGCTCAGTGTAGCCGATCTTCAACCCCGTGTCCGAGTAGTTCGGCGTCTTCGTGATGACCACCGCCGCCTCGTACATCGCGTGCTGATAGGAGCCTTTGACTAGCTGCATCGTCGTCCCCCGGTTAGCTCACCGCTCTGTTCGCCGAACCACGTGCGCCTCGAGCAGCGACCGCTTCTGTCGCCTCCCGTAGTGATGCCTCGACCTGATCCAAGGCCGCAACCATTGCGTCTTTCAGCTCCACCGTGGCCGACGCCACTCCTGCACCCGCCTGCCCTACCGCCTCCGTCGCCCCCGCGTCGATGTCTTGCCGTTGGACGCCCGCCTTGTCCGCCGACGCATCACTGACGACCTGCATCGCCTCCTTGAGCCGCTGCAATGTCGCAACGAACTCCGCCTCTTGCTTCGCGATCTCGGCTGTCGTTTTCGCGATTTCCGCCGACGCCGAGTCCATCGCCGCGTAAGCCTCATCCGCCCCCGTCTGGGCCGCCGCCACCCCCAGCCCTCCCCCTTGCGTTCCTTGGGCCTCCGCCAATCGTCTACCTACCTCCGTGTCGCCCTTTTCGGCCTCTTGTTTCGTCGTCTGGTCGTTCAGTAGATTCCGTTCCTTCAAGAACTTGATTTCGGCCTTCGTGAACTTTTCCTGCTTGTCGTTCTTGTCCAAGATCCGAGCGAGTTGGGCCTGCTCTCCCGACGTCATCGCCCCGAACTGAGCAAGTGCCGATTGATGGCGGGCCTTTTCGGACGCCAGCGTCTGGATCGCCGTTTCGTATTGCCTACTCGCCGCCGACAACGCCTCCTTCTGTGACGCTTCCAACGCACGGGCGGTTTCCAAGCGTCGTTGATCCGTCTGAGCCATTTTCTCCAGATTCGCCGCCGCCGCTTGGTTTCCGCGATCCACGCCCTCACGGGACACTGTGACCTTCGGGCCACGTTTCGCCACTTCGGCGTCCGCACTCTGGCCGCCCATGTAGCCCGCCCACGTCCGGCCCTCGCCCTCACGTTGGGCCGCTCCCCCCATCATGTAGGAACCCCACGTCCGGGCCTCCTTCTGTTTGTATTGGCCGCCAGCCTTCGCCTGCGCCTCCTCTTGGGCCATCTTGCCCTTGGAGTCCGCAAGTTGCCGCTGGATGATCTCCCGTTCCTTCTCGTTGTTCGCTCGTTCCTTTTCGATCTTTTCCTTGTCCGTTCCTCCGCTCGCACCGATGGCAAGCGAAGACAACGTCCCACGGAATCCGGCATTCTGTTGGTTGCGGTCCGCCTCCGCTCCCTGACGTTGATTCCTCCGGTCCGCCTCCGTCCTTGATTTCGCCACCGCCGCCTCTGTCGCCGCGAGATCCCGAGCGACCTGTGCCCCGGTCTTGGCCTCCGTATGCCACTTCGTAATCGCCCCCGTGAACGACTCCCACAGCCCGAGCTGTGCCCCAATCTCTTGACCAGCCAACGCGATTGCACCGCCGACAGCCACGACTGCGCCGAACGCCGTCACTACGCCGAGCATCGCCGTTTTCGCTGCCGTCGCCGCAGCCGCTACCGCAGTACCACCGGCCGCCGCTCCGGCTGCTGTCGCCGTACCACCAGCCGCCGCCGCTCCGCCAGCAGCAGCAACACCGCCGACAGCGGCCGTCCCGCCAGCCACGGTCGCCGCCGTCTGGACTCCCGTGTAGGTCGCCAGCAGCTTCTGAGCCGCCGCCGCTGCCTCCGACGCCTTAGCGAACCCGTGAGCCGCCTCCGTGAGATCGAGGTAGCTTTTCCCGAGGCCCTGCACGATCTGGAACCCGCCTTGAACCTTCACCAACCCGCGAAGCATGCCCTCCGTCGTCTCCTCCGTAAGGATGCCCAACGTCGCCACGCCTTGAGCCACCTGTAAGAACGCCCCACCGACTTCAATGATCTTCCGCGACGCCCCCCGGCTCATCGCCGTGGCTTTTTCCGAGAACATATCGAACTGCTTCGCGTTCGCTTCCGCAGCCCGTTTGACCGCCGCCGCCTGTTTAAGCGACTCCTTCTCCGCCGCCGCCGTTGCTTTGGCAAATTCCGTCACTTGGGCCGCGACCCCATCCTTGACGGACTTGGTCGTTGCCGCCGTGACCTTGGCATTGCCGGGATCGGCCACGACTTTCAGCGTGAGAATCACAGCTTTGTTGACATCACCGGACATGAGTCGCGACTCCCAAGAACGCCTTCATCAACGCCGATGTTTCGTCTTCTCTCCACCTCCGCACCATCGCTTCCGCCCCCCGGATGACGGCCGCGTTCCGCCTCACAATCGCGTCATCGGGCCACTGTTGGACCGCCTCGCATTCCTTGTGAAAACGGTAAGCCTGCATGTTCTCCGGCGTCAACGCACGCGATTGTTCCGGCGTCCCCTTCGGGCAGCCGATATGAGGATAGCCGCACGCCGGTTTTGTGCCAGACGGCCTTTGGACGTGAAGCCCGGCCTGCATCACGGGACGCCACTTTTCGTCGTACTGAAACCTCTGACACACGGAGCAATCGACAGCCGCCACCTCCGGCCATCGGTCCAGCAGTATCACCCCGCTCGTCAGTTTCCCGCTGAGCCGACGAGATCCACCGTCTTCGCCGCCGCGACATCGTCCGGGTCAGGATCGCTGTGCCATTGCCCCGTAATGATGTTCAGCAGCGTCGTCCTGAACCCGTGTTGGAGCCGCGACAAAACGTCCGAAGACACCGGCAGCACGTCGCCGTTGTACCGTAAGTCCCACGACACGACGTGATCCGCCAAGAACTTGACCCGACGTTGCTCGACTTGAATCGCCGAAGCCGACATGCCCAACGCTTCAACCTCTGGAGCCGTCGCTGGCCGGTAGGCGAACCTGCACGGCTCCCACAATACGCTCAGCCCATTACGCTCCTCTGGAACGTACCCCTTCGCCGTTTGACCGTCTGGAATGTAAGCACCCATGTTGCCGCCCCTGTTTTGTAGCGTTTCAGCTCTGGTCACGAACTCGGTTTCGCGACCACGCTTCCGCCCCTGTTTCCTAGCGTTTCCCACCATGATCCCGACACAGTTTTCGGGATCATCCCGGCCCCCATAGTAGAAACAACAACGGCCCCGGAACAAGTCCCGAGGCCGTTGCCTGCTTCGCCCGGTGCGGAGGCGTGCATCCGTTAAGCGTTTGCGTTCGTGATGACCACGGCTGCGTCTGCCACCGTCCGCCGTGCAGTGTATTGCACCGGAAGCCGAATCTCTCCCTTGGATCCGAGATCCGGGCCGATACTTGGAGCCTGCAAATTCGCGAACGAAAACGTCAGTACTTTGCCATTTGAGGCCGCGTTTGTGAACACTACCGACCCGGCCGATCCGAGTACGGACTGATCGTATAGATCGACCTCAGACGTCGAGTACGGATGGTTAGTCGATAGCGTTATCATGACACCCTGCGAAGGGAAAGACGTACGTGTCAGGCTGTTCTGTGCCCGACCCGTATCCAGTTGATTGTCGATGACGATCTCGATTTCCGAAACTTCGCGAGCTGTACCGACCTCCGTCACCACAGCGTCCGCCAAGACGTACGGAAGGTCCACTGGCATCGTAAGGGCCGGGAACCCACCCGCTGCCGAGACGGCTTCTGTTTTCGCCACGATGTCCAGCGACATCATCAACACCTTGCCCTGCTGTGCCCGGAACGTCGCCTTGCTGACGTACACTCCCGCCCACGTGAACACCTTTGTGCCAAAGTCCACCATTACCGCGCCGGACTCCAGCGTCTCCGAAAGCTCGACACTCGCCCCGGTCTTTCCGAGAATGAGCGGCAACCATTGATCCAACGCTAAAGGAGTCACTGCCATCACAATCGTCCCGGCCACGTCGTAGCCGTCATTCCGCGACCGCTCCTTGATCAGTTGCCGCGTCCCTCGCATCCCGTCGGTAGCGATGATTCTCCCCGTCTTCTTCACGGAACACGACTCGAACTCCATCGGAATCGACGACGTGTCGAAAGGCAACGCCGTATCGAACGCCATCTTCGCCGCCACACCGACCGCTGGAGTTCCCATGTTCAGATCCCTTGCAAGGTTTCGATAATCTCTGCCGCGACCATTTCAGCCGCCAAGTCCACCATGTCGTCCGAGATCCCCACGAACGGCCTCGCCGGTATACGGGACGTCCCATATTGGTGGAAGGCCGCTTTGAAGTCTTCCGTGCCCATCTTGGCCGAATCATCCGACACCTCTTGGAGATGCCCTGCACCGGTCGAGACGATTGACGCCTGCATCGCTCCCGTGTCAATCAGCGGTCGAGATCCCTGATTGTGCCCCTTGGGCCGCTTCCGTTTCAGCGGCTTCCACACCGCCCCGGACGGGTCTTTCGACTGCTGGAACCCGACACCGAGTGACCCTGCGACCTGCTGGAGCCAGTTCGTCAACACACCGGCCAGCTTAGGCCGCGTTGTCGCTTGCCCCATCGCCGCCATGAACGTCGGCAATTCTTCGATTTGCATAGTCCCATTCCTCCGCCTGAATCACGCCGCGTTCGACATCGACCGCCACAACGCCTGAATCAAGATTGAAGTGTTCCGCGTACAGATTCACCGCCCGGCCAATCTCACCGACTTTGAACCTCAGCGACCCGGCCGGACCGGTAAGTTCCCACGCTCCGACCGTCTCCGTCACTCGCGATTTGCTCTTACTCACGTCCTGACCTCCCGAATTGTGACGTCGATCCTCATCGACTGAGCCTGTTGATTCTGTAGCCATCTAGGTCGGTCTGCGATTGTTCCGCCGATCACCCGACACGGAAGCGAGTCTCCTCCGCTGACACCGGATAGCCGCTTGTTGTGGAACGCACGCTTGATCGACTGACGCCATTGAAAGTTTCGTGCCCTGTTCGTCGTCTGACTCCGATTCTCCGCCGACAGGATCACCACCGTCACCGGGTAGACCCAATCGTCCCGCAAATTCGTTCCCTCGCCGGACGTCTCACCCGCGTTGCACGTACAGATGACCGCCGGGTAGCCCGCCACCGTCGGCCCCGCCCCTTCCTCGTCGTCTCCGACGATCTGCGAGACCACGTTCGCGGACGTGACCCCCGTGAGCGACAGCCCTTGGATCGTCGATACCACACCAGCAAGCACTTGGTCGATTGTCGCTGTCACGTCATCGTCCTCCGCCGTCCGGTCAAGATCATCTCGGCTTCCACCCCGTAGTTCGACGACTGGAACAGAGCCCGGTATTTCGTGCCATCGACGATCTGCACGGTCTGCGGGATCGCCACGTAGTAGACGTGTCGCCCCTCGCTGTTCGTCGCGTACGTGATCGGCATCGCGTCGCAACCGGACAGAATCGTATCGTCTCGCTGGTCGAAGATCGTGATCGTCCCGGCCATGTCAGTGATCTCACCCGACAGGTAGTCCGTCACCCGCTCCAGAACGAGGTAGTTCGCGTTGTTCCTGAGCAGCGTCAAAGCCATTTCATCGCTCCGTATCTTCGGCCGGTGTCGTCGGGTTGAACTTCACTTTCGGAGCCGTCGCCACCGAGACAGCGATTTTCGGCACGACTGACACTTCAAACGACGGGATGCCTGCGTTGCCGGACAGTTCGTCGATAAGCCCGTCGATAGAATTTGACCCAACCGGGAACATGCCGCCCATCAGTCACCCCCGTTCGACTGCCTCGCCGCATGACAATCCTTCCAACGGTTGTAGGACTCACGATGCTCCCGGAGTTCTCCGACCAGCTCCTTGATCGTCGTCGCGTGAACATGGCATTGCTCTCGCATGGCCTCCCGATGCTCCGCCTGTTGCTTCGGCATCGCGACCGTCGTCGCGTAGTGAGCGAACCACAACGCGAACCCGATTGAACTCAGCGACGAGATCGCTGGCATGATCGAATCCAGAGTCGTTGCGTCCGCCGCGATCAGAAGGCCCGCTGGCATGTCTACGCTTCCCTTCGATGGCTTGTTCGTGAACGGAATCGTGAATCCACTTCGTGACACCTCCGACCGCTACGATCAAGATGACCGCAATCCAGAAAAAAAACCAGACCGGTCGCGTCAGATGCGCACATTGATCTCTGCACTCCACCGCGTAGAGCTGATCCTTCGTCATTCTGAATCGTCCTTTTTCGGTTGAGTGATCGCCTCTTTGGCTTTCATGAATCCGAACGACGACCCGGCCAACGTGAGCCAGAACACGATGTCCGTCCGGCTCATCCCGTTCTTGTATCCGTACGCCACGAATCCGAAAAAGATGATCGCCATTGCGGCCTGCCACACCAGTTCCCACTGCGTACTCGTTTTCGGAAGTCGCATAGCGTGCCCTTTTACCGGTTGCGTTTCTGCCGTGCCGCCAAGTCATCTCTAGCGTAAGTGTTACTCGTCGCCCAGTTCGACTTCCCCGCGACTCGATGGCAGATTACCCAATGGCAACCGAACTCCCGCCCGTCTGGACCTTTCCGGCGGCACGCCATCGCCAGATTGACCTCATCCCAGATCAACTCCACCGGAAGCTGTTCGCGAGCGATCCGCTCCACACTGACGATATGATGATGATCGAGCTGGCCGGGGCCATCGACTCCCGGACGGTACTTGCACCCGTCACATTGCCACGTGCCCAACCGCTTCCGCTCGCGATCCATAACAGCCTTGGTTCGAGCGAATTTGGACGCCCATTGCTCCCGCAATTCGAGAGCCGTCGCACCGACCGAGCCGTCAGGGATTCCGAAGGCTGCGTCGAGTTCTTCGCGAATGTCAGCGTGCCGAACCTCGACGACCGAGGCCACGTCGGCATCTTGCTCCCCGACCGTGTCTTGATGAGTGTCGCACCCAGCGCAGATCATCACGCATGGCAGGACCAGAAAGACCGTCACCGCGACACACAACGCGGCCAAGCGTAGTCGCTTCGATCCTTGAGTGAGCCTATCGGAAGTCATTGCGATTTCAGGAGCCGGATCATTGAACTCGTTCGGCTCCGCCCGTGACAGGATGTCCCGCGTCAACCATTCCGCCACGACCATCTGCGCCGCCGCCTTCGAGAGCTTTATTTTGTGCCGCACCGTAGACCCCCTTCAAGACCAGCCACCCCGGACGAAGCATGATCCGAGTGCCCCACCCGTCCAGAACCACGCTCACCATCCGACCGACACCGCCAGCGATCTCGCCATCTTCCTCGACCACAGCGAACCTCCCGCTGTCGTCTCCGGAAGTGATCCGGACTCTATCGCCGCGTGTGAACGCCATAGAACCCCCGCCAGCTTCCGTCACGCCCCCTCCCGGTCCATTCGCCCGTTCCGCAGTTGCAGTCTGTCTACGAGCGTCCTAGGCGTCAAGACGGCTTCCGAGCCTCCCAGATCGTATGTTGAACACTGCGGTCCGGAAAGCGAGCGTCCACGACGTCGCACAGATCCGGGTAATGGTCGCGAGCGTAGTCATGCCCGCCGATCACCCCGCCCGGCTTCACGGCCTTGACGTAGCGGTCCATATCCTCCTGCACGCCCTCCAAGGAATGATCTCCGTCGATGAACAGTCCGTCCACGGTTTCGTCCGGGATCACCACGGCCCCCGGCATCCCCAGCACTATCCGGAGATCAGGCCGCACCCGCTGCAAGTCATCGACCGCCGCTCCGAGTCGCTCCCACACGTAGACCGGCGGTTTCGTCTTGTCCGTCATCGAATTGAACAAGTCGATCCCGATCAGCGTCGCCCCGTGCGGCAGCGACCGCCCAACCCGATTGAACGACCGACCGAGGTAGACGCCCACTTCGAGCCACGTCCCTCCGGCCGGGATCCTGCTCGCCCGGTCTTCCAACCATGCCAGCTCTGACCACGACATCCAGCCGTCGAACTCCGGCAGCGGAGACCACAGCCGCACCGGAGCCACGCCGAACCCGTTCGGATTGACCACGCCGCCGCGATGCCAGATCCTCCGCATGTTCTCGGCCTTCATCGCCTCCATGTCCGCCGTGCCGTAGAACCGCGTCGCTTCTCCGTGAATCCGCTCGACCATGCTCCACCCGTCAAACGGCAGCTCCGCGTAGTCGTGATCGTTCCGAACCCGCCGGTAGAAGTCCGAGTCGTCGTAGCCGTACCGCCCGCCGAGCGTCTCGTCGTAGCCTCGCACCACGCCCCACACGTCACGCCGCACGAGACACGACCCGAAGCAAGTCGGCCTTCGCTCCCCGAAGTCCCGCGTCCAGTTCACGAGTTCGACGTCGCCCGTCCAAGCCGCCACTGCATCACGCAAAGCTGTCTCCGGCGGCATGTCGTCCGCGTCCGAGAACAGCACCCACTCCGCAGACGTCGTCCTAGCTCCCGTGTTCCGTGCCCGGTTCAGGTTGAAAGTGTCGCCCGCGTCCGTGACCAGCACGCCGCGAAGCCTCTTCTCCAGCCCGTCTCCGACCGTCAGCGTCTTGAGCCAGTCGAACGTCCCGTCCGGGCAGCCGTAGTCCACGACGATCACGTCGAACGTCACGCCGTCCGGAACCTGTTGTCGGAGCCACGCCGGAACCGTTTGCTCCAGATGCCGCCGATACCCTTTGCAAGTCATCACAATGGAAACGTGCATTTCAACCCACCCATTCTGGCCAGATGATCTCGTTCACCGTCTGAGCGTGCCCGCACCGCACGTCAGGACGCCACACAACCCGCCCGCCCAACCGTTTCACGTCCAGACAGTAAGCCCAGTCGTGAGCCGCGATCGACCCCGCGACGTGAGAACGCCACGCCTTCGGGATTGTGGGCCGATCAAGCCACGTCATCAAGCAGCCGCACCCCGTGAAATCTATCGGAACCCAACCGGAGGCCGGGATCTCGTCCAGCCGTGTCGGCTCCCGGTATCGGAACGGCCCCTCCGCCGTCGGCTCGCACCAGCCACCGATCAGCCACTGCGGAGCGTGTCGGTTCCGGTAGATTCCAGACGCCGCTTCAACCGGGACGACTCCAGCCGTCACCGTCTCCCACAGCGTCCGACACCCAGCCAGCGGAACCACAACATCGTCCTCCACCATCCAGAGAACATCGCCGTGGGAAGCGTCACGAAGTTGCTGCATCGCGGACGCAAGGAACCTCGACACATTGTGCGACCGCTCGCCTTCGGCCGCCAGCGGGGCCGCTATCGGCATCACGACGACCGATCCGAAGACGTTCCCCCACCGAGCCGCCTCCCTCCGGATATCCAGTCGCATCCCGGCCGCCGCCTTGTCGCACAAGATCACCAGCTCCACCGGATGCGTCAGTTCCGCGAACCGAACCGACATCGCCACCGATTGCATCCAACGCGGGAGCAACTCTGGTATCCGCCCGGACAGCAACGTCCCGACTGTCAGCCGGGCGTTCCGTCGCCGGATGATCTCCCGCAACTCACTGCAACCCGACTCCTTTTCCTCAAGCAGAGCGGACCAGCTCGTATCGTGTTGCCGGTACAACAGCACAGCCTTTGACGTGACTGGATCGCCGAACCGTATCACCCGCAAAGCCAGATCCCAATCCCACAGCGTCGGAGCGTCGATCCAGCCCCCCGCCGCGATGAATGCCGCCCGATGGTAGAGCGACGTCGTGTTAACCGTGTTGTAGCCCCACCGATCCCACACATTGAACTC